AGATGCAGAAAATCTAATGAGAAAAAAAGAAAACCCTATTAGAAAAACTACTACAGGTAAGGGTGCTAATTATCGAAAAACAAAATCAGGTGCTGGAATGACAGCTAAAGGTGTTAAAGCCTATAGATCTGCTAACCCTGGATCAAAATTAAAAACAGCTGTAACAGGTAAAGTTAAAAAAGGTTCAGCTGCTGCAAAACGTAGAAAATCATATTGTGCAAGATCAGCTGGACAACTTAGAAACTCATCAGCTAAAACTAGAAACGATCCTAATTCAAGAATAAGACAAGCAAGAAGACGTTGGAAATGTTAGACAGATTGCTATTGAGTTTTTTCGGTGGATTAGATAATGTGTTTTCTAAAATAGAAACATACGCTATTAAACTTACTGAATGGTGTTGGCACTCAAGAGTTAATTTATTACATAAAAAAAGGAGAAAGAAACATGCAACAAGAAGAAACAATAATAATACATAAACTACAAAAACATCTAAAACAATCGTATGAAGATATTGCAGATACCATGATTGGTGGCGGTATTGACAATATGGAAAAATACAAGTATATGATGGGACAGGCACATGCCTATTTAAAAATATCACAGGAAATCTCTAACCTGCTAGAACCTAAGGAGCAAAAAAATGATACTGAAAGAGAAAACGTCATCGACTTCGGAAGAACCGAAAGTTAAATCGGCACTATTAAATAAATACGAAGAAGACGCTAAAAAAGAAGAAGATGGTTACGAACGTTTAAAAACAAAAGAATCAAATAAATTACCTAAACCTACTGGATGGAGATTAGTTGTTCTTCCTTTTAAAATGAAGGAGAAAACTAAAGGTGGATTAATCATTGGACAAGATACACTAGAGAGACAACAAGTTGGATCTACTTGTGGTTTAATTCTTGCAATGGGACCACAATGTTATGACAAAGATAAATTTCCTGAAGGACCTTGGTGTAAAAAAGGTGATTGGATTATCTTTGCAAGATATGCCGGTTCAAGAATGAACATAGATGGTGGGGAAATAAGAATGCTAAATGACGATGAAGTTTTAGCAACCATTGAAAACCCTGAAGATATACTTCATCAATATTAATCATAGAAGGAGATAAACTATGCCAATAGATAATAAAGTCGAGATAGATACATCTGGTCCAGCAATGGATGTTGATATTCCTGAAGAAAAAGATTTATCAGAAATTGAACAACCAGAAGTAAAAGAAGAACCAACAGTAAGACCTGTTGTAGAAGAAAAAGAAGGCGAAGATAAAACTTACGAAAATGAACGTGAAGTTAAATTAGAAGAAGAAAAGAAAGAAGAGCCTGCACAGGACGATAAAGAACAAGAATTAGAAAAGTATTCTGATGGAGTACAAAGAAGAATAGCTAAACTTACTCATAAATGGAGAGAAGCAGAGAGACAAAAAGATGAAGCGTTAACTTATGCTCAATCACAAATAAAAGCAAAAGAAGCTGCTGAAGCAAAAATCTCAAAGTTTGAACCTGAGTTTTTTAAAAATGCTGAAGAGAGTGTTGTAAATGGTCTTCAAGCTGCTAAAGCAAAACTTGCTGCTGCTAGAGAAGCAGGAGATATTAATGCTGAAGTAGAAGCTCAAACTGCAATTTCTGAATTAAGTTATAAGAATGCTAAACTTAAAGAAACAATAGTTGCTCAAGAACAGTATAAAGCTAGAAAAGCTGAGGAAGTTAAAACTCCAAATATAAACTTAAATAGACAACAAGCAGCACAAGGAACACCAGATCCTAAGGCTGAAACATGGGCATCTAGAAATGCTTGGTTTGGTCAAGATAATGCTATGACTTATACTGCTTTTGATCTACATAAGAAACTTACAGAGCAAGAGGGTTATGATCCTCAATCTGATGAGTATTATTCTGAAATAGATAAAAGAATAAGACTTGAATTCCCCCACAAATTTGATACAAATACATCAGATAAAGGGGAAACGACCAAACCCGTACAAACAGTAGCTAGTGCGAAGCGAAGTACAAACACTGGTCGCAAGACTGTGAGACTCACATCATCACAGGTAGCAATCGCTAAAAAATTAGGTGTGCCACTAGAAGAATATGCGAAACAATTAAAAATCACGAAGGAGGCATAAGCATATGGAAAATAATAATGAAAAAAGAGCATCCCGTGCGAGTCAGACAAGAGAAAAAGAAGCTAAGAAAAAAGTTTGGACTCCACCTTCATCTTTAGATGCACCCCCTGCACCAACAGGTTTTAAACACAGATGGATCAGAGTAGAATCTATGGGATTCCAAGACACTAAAAATGTTGCTGGAAGAATTAGATCCGGATACGAGCTTGTAAGAGCTGATGAATATCCAGACTCAGACTTTCCAGTTGTGGATGATGGAAAATACAAAGGGGTAATCGGAGTAGGAGGCCTAGTGCTGACTAGGGTACCGGAAGAGATTGCAGAACAACGAACTGACTATTATGTTAAACAAGGTCAGGACAACGTTGAAGCAGTAGACAACGATCTTATGAAGGAACAGCACCCAAGTATGCCGATCAATATTGATCGACAGACACGTGTAACCTTCGGTGGTTCAAAGAAAAGTTAATTTTTTAACGATTCCTACCCAACGAATAAAATAAACCAGTGAGTGGAGGTCTGTAAAGACAGCTCACAAAAGGAGAAAACAATATGGCAAACCAAGACGCAGCTTTCGGTTTGAAAGCAATAGGAAAAGTTGGCCAGAATAGAGACAACCAAGGTTTATCCGAATATAGTATTGCCGCAAGTGCAACAGCTATCTATCAGTGGGATCCAGTAAAAATGGCAGCTACTGGTACTATAGTAGTAGCAGGTGCTGGCGGGGCTATCATGGGATCACTTAATGGTGTTTTTTATACTGATGCTTCTACAAGCAAACCAACATGGGCAAACCATCTGAATGCAAGTAACACTGCAACAGATATCGTAGGATTCGTTTCTGACGACCCTTACGAAAGGTTTGAAATACAATCAAACAATGCTGGTGCATCAAACGCAAATGACGTTTTTGCAGTAGCAGATATCGCTTATGCAGCTGGTTCAACTCCGGATTATATATCTGGTGTAGAACTAAATGATTCAACAATAGCAAATGGCTCTTCAGCTACTTTGCAAATTTTAGGAGCTTCTAAAGATCCTTCTAATAATGATGTTGGAGCAGCAAATGTAAATTGGGTCGTAAGAATCAATGAGCATGAGTTAGATATGAACGTTAACGGCGTATAATAGTTAGAATAGGAGAACAAATATGGCTATATCAAGAGGACAACTAGTTAAAGAACTAGAACCAGGCCTGAATGCACTATTCGGACTGGAATATAAACGTTATGAAAATCAGCATGCTGAAATATATGCTACGGAATCTTCAGACAGAGCGTTTGAAGAAGAAGTTATGTTATCAGGTTTTGCTCAGGCTCAGACTAAAGCAGAAGGAAGTGGAGTTGTTTTTGACAATGCTCAAGAAACTTTCACTGCAAGATACACACATGAAACTGTGGCTCTTGCTTTTGCAATTACTGAAGAAGCTATTGAGGATAACTTGTATGACAGACTTGCTAGTAGATATACAAAAGCATTAGCTAGATCTATGGCGAACACTAAACAAGTTAAAGCGGTACAACCATTGATTAATGGTTTCGGTACATTCACTTCAGGTGATGGTTCTGCATTATTTGCAACTAACCACCCAACTGTAAGTGGAACTGTATCAAACACATTAGCAACGGCTTCCGACTTGAACGAAACTTCACTAGAGCAATCATTAATTGACATTGCTGCAATGACAGACGAAAGAGGTCTAAAAATTGCTGCAAGAGGTGTTAAAATGGTTATCCCTTCTGAACTTCAGTTCACTGCTGAGAGACTTATGAAGACTCAAGGTAGAGTTGGTACTGCTGATAATGATATCAATGCAATCGCATCAATGGGAATGGTTCCTCAAGGATACAGAGTGAACAATTTCTTAACTGATCCAGATGCATTCTACATTATCACTGATGTACCTAATGGTATGAAGTACTTTGACAGAGCAGCAATTAAAACTGCAATGGAAGGTGACTTCGATACTGGTAACGTAAGATACAAAGCTAGAGAAAGATACTCATTTGGTGTATCTGACTATAGAGGTATTTTTGCATCACCAGGTGCATAATCATTAAATAAGAAAATTTTAAGGCGGGACACAATCCCGCCTTACTATGAAAGTAGAAAGAACTTTATGAAAAAATTTAAAATTACTATAAACGCTTACGATCATTATTCAAAATTTGAAGTATTATCAGAAGATAATGCAATTTCCCTTGAACAGGCCATAGTTGACAAACTAGGAGAAAATGTTATAAAATGGGAATATGTTGGAGCAAAAGTATTTGCTTCCGATAAATACAGAATAACTTATGAGGAAGTTATAGATGATACAAGACCTATACAAAGCAAAAAGGTCCTTGGAGTTGAAGTGGGAACAAGAGCATCTGTCTAACGATAGATACACTCTTGAAATGGTTAGAATTGACGATATAGTCAAACAAATCATTACAGATATCAAGCTTGAAGAAGCTAGAATTGCTCATTTAAAGAACAGTGTTGAAGGTTCTGCTCCTGAAGTTTCAGTAGCTACTTAATCAAAAGCTACATCGTTGGAAAAATTCCACTCCACACTGTAGGATCTCTTGCACTCTACTAAAAAATAACATATAATATTTACACTATATATTTAATAAATAATGAATGCTGACGCATATAGTCGACAACCCTAGGGACAGTATTCAGATATCTAGGAGGATATTAATATGGCAAACACTACTTTTTCTGGACCAATATTAGCTGGTACTATTAAAAATACTACTGGAACTACTGTTGGAACAGATATGAAAAACACAGGTCAAGTTGTAATGGCACAAAGCTTTGCAATTGATCTTTCAGGAGGAGCAATCGCAGCTCAAGCTTCTAATGTAATAATTCCAGCAAACTCTCAAATCATTGATTGTATTTTTGATATTATTACAGCAGCAAATACTACTACTAATATTAGTGTTGGTTTTGTTGGTGGCGCAGCTAACGCTCTTGTAAATGCTTATACAATTGGAACAAATGCAGGGAGACAATACCCAACAACAAAAGCGGGTGGAGCTCTTGCTTGGGAAGACATTGGAACTTCGGATCAAAGACTTAACTTTACTAATTCTGCAGGAACAAATGCAGGTGAAGTTAGAATCACAGTTACGTATCAGCAAAATACAAACTTTGCATAATAAATAATTAGTGTGGGCCTCCGGGCCCACATAAAATTAATTAAGGAGAAAACAATATGTCATCAGACCAAAAATTTACAACACTTACAGCTGACGGACAGGTAAAAACTGCTTCAGGAGGATCTACTAATATTGGTCCTGCTAGAGTTACATACATTCAAGCTACAGGAGTTACAAATATAAAACTTTATGATGCAGCATCTGCATCTGGAGGAATAGTATTTGAATCTACTTTTGGAAGTGAAGGATTAGATCTTTATGTACCTGGAAACGGAATTAGATTTCAAACTACTATCTATGCAGATGTAACTGGAACAGGATCTGTTACTATCGGATATACTGGCTAGGAGGCTAAATGGCTAACACTACCTCTGGAACTACAATTTTTGAAAAAGGTTTTTCTATTTCTGATATAGTAGAAGAGTCTTATGAAAGAATTGGTATTGAAGGAGTTTCAGGATATCAATTAAAAAGTGCAAGACGTTCTTTAAATATAATGTTTCAAGAATGGGGCAATAGAGGTTTGCACTATTGGGAAGTTGCAAACAACTCAATTACATTAGTCAATAATCAAGCAACATATACAATGTTTAGATCAACAGCTGATGGTACATCAGATGCAACAGCTGTTTATGGTGTTGATGATGTTTTAGAAGCAAGTTTTAGAAATGCTTCTAATGTAGATACACCTCTTAGTAAAATTAGCAGATCAA